GATTTGTTTAATGATTTTGTCACGCGTCAGCCCCTTCATATTCATCGGGTTGATTTCTTTAATGAATTTATTCCCAGTACATGCGCGGATATTCCATACTCCGGGTTCAATCTCTCGGAGTTCGCGTTCATCAAAGAGCTGAAGCCGGAAGTTCTCTTGAACATTCGGTGATGCGATCACAATAATCTGTTGCGTTATTCCCATTTGTTTCATATAATCGCGCATCTCCTCGGCGACACTGATTGCGGAACATGTCTTGCCTGTACCTAGGCCGTGATACAACAACAAACTATTATACGGCGTCTCTACCGAGAGAAAGTTACGCACGAATTGCTGGTTCGGCGCGAGCTCTATCTGCGCATTACACAGAATCTCCGCCTCTTCTTCCACATTCTTCGTATTGTCTACATCCATCTTGGTATCAAAGAATTCCTTTCGAAGGGCAATTTTGGTATTAAAATTGGGGTCATTTAGGGTGGGGTACAGGCCTTCCGCGGCGGGGTGGTCATCGCCATCATCGTCGGGTAATACCCCGATATCGTGTAACGTCATCTCTCGTTCGAGCAATTCCTTTTTGAGGAGGAGCTTGTTAAAGTCTTTACTAAATGGATTATTGAGGTCTTCTGGTTTCAACCGTTTGCGTCCATCATCCAGTTCTTTTTTCATCATTCGAATGCGTTGTGTTGGGTCTGTTGGAGCCGCAACCCCGCCCGCAGCGTCGGCGCGTTTTTTCGGAACGGGTTTAATAGTACGTTTTACGCCAGAGGTCGCAGTCGCAGCGACGGGTTCATCGGGCATCACAGCAAGAGCAGCGGCGGCTACAGATGCGACGGATGGCGGCGGCGGGGATGGCGGTCCTGACGCCGCAATCGTCATTTCTATCGGTATATTTTCATCTTCTTGTGCCATTTCCGTATTTATTGTGTATAATGTTTGTAGGTAATGTGCCTTTATATATCTACATGAAATAAAAAGGGACCGTAAAATGCGTAATTACAGCATCAAAATATGCGATAGCGGGATAATATGTTATTGATTTTTCGAACAATCCCGATTTTTTCTAAATTGTAAGGTCGTATCGTGCGAATACACTCCTCGAATGACATCCATTTCATGAGACCTACCTCCATGATATCGTGCGCCTTTTTCGGTTTCTTATCTAAATCCACCATCGCGAGAAAATACTTCTGCTTGTAACACTTCATATCCGAGCCCATGAATATTTCCTCGAACGGCGCGATGTTTTGTATTACATTATCGGTTGTGATATCATACCCCGTCTCTTCCAGACATTCTCGCAGCGCACATGGAAGGTCTTTTTCATTATAATTCCTGCGCCCTTTCGGAAACCCCCACTCGGTTTCAGTCCATCGGGTGGGCGAATCTTCAATAAACTGGTGAAGGTTTTTAATCCGACCATCCTTTGTGCGTATTCCACCCAACACTTGCCGGTATTTTTCATATGAAATATGCTCTTCGTTTTTATACTGGCTTCCGCGTGTATATTCCCCCCATAATAGGCGCCATAGCTGTTCGAATGTAAGGCGGAGCAGACTATCCTTTTCCGTCATCGTCATTTCGTCGATAATACGCTGGATGTAGGCTTCATCGTTTAACGAATATTTGCCGCGTATAAAATCGACAAACCCGAACGAGTCACGGCGGCGTATCATTAGAAATTCGGGGCCGGTATCGCCGCAACGAAACGCAATCACTCCGATACTTGTAATTGGCGCGCGACAATTATTATAAACGTGATTTGTGCGATTACAGTTATTACAGAAATACTTGTTTGTCTCTGTCGCGGCGGTGGCGGTGGCGGCTGCGGTGGCGGCTGCGGCTGCGGCAGTGGCAGCGGCAGATGCGGCAGCTATTTTACCACCTCTGTGTGCCGCCGACGCTGCCGACGATTTTACGACTGTTCGCAACTGGCTAATTTCTAGATAAGACAATTCAGATTTAGGATTGATTAATTTTAATGATTCTGGGGGGCATTCGATATCGGTGTCTTTTGTAAATACGCCGACTGGTACTCCTGCCTCCGCCTCCTCTGTCATTGTTCGCTTAATCGTAATTCTATTATTGTTTTTATGTCGTTTCAATATAGTATCATGAAACTCGACGCGAAGATATGGGGGCCGCATTACTGGTTCTTTTTAATGACAGTTGCGGTCAATTACCCCGACCATGTGAATGACGTAGTCCGAAAGAAATACTATGACTTCGTCCAGAACTTCCCGATGCTCATTCCCGATCCGGAAATGTCGTCAGAGTTCGAGAGAATGTTGAATAAATATCCGGTCACGCCTTATTTAGATAACCGTGATTCGTTTATTCGCTGGGTTCATTTCATCCACAATCGTTATAATGTGCTCCTTATGAAGGATGAATTGCCTTTACACGACGCTCTCGAGAGATATTATCTACATTATCGCCCGAAACCGATACAAATACTGGAAGAACTTAAATACCGAGAGAAATTGGTGTATATGCTGATGGTGGCGGGGCTGGGCTATGCGGCGTATTACTATCATAATAAGTAACCAAGGTCATCCGTTATTCCGATGACCATCCGTTTATTCCGATGATTTATTCGCTGCTATATATAACCGCTTACGAAATGGTAAAGACCGAGTATATCGTGTTTATTATCACCGCCGTTCTGATTGTAAATACATATTACGATGGGAACTTGATAAAAATGTTTCAGAGTAACCAAAAGTGGATTAAAATGGTGACATTTGGTTTTGTAGGTCTCTCGCTGTTCATGTTCTTGCGCCGCAATCCGGAAAACTCTAGGCAATTGTTCTATCATGCCAACGATATTATTAAGTATATGCCGATAAGTAAGGGGACAGCGGATATGATAACGCCGTTTTTTGATATGACCGGGGGTCCGCCGGGGGTTCCGCCCCCCCACGACGGTGGTGCTATAGGCGGGGGGGTAGGCGGGGCGATGGGTCGTGCGATGGGTAGTGCAATGGGAGTAAGAACTGCGCAACCAATAGCGAAGCCGTCGTGGGGGGGCGGAACCCCCAGCGGAACCCCCGCTGAACGCCGTTTGCTCAACTCCGGCAAAGGGTCTAGCAAACGTAGTGTTAGTGAAACCAAGAAAAAGTATGTTGCCGCCAACCAAGGGTGGAAATGCGGGGATTGTCAGCGCCAGCTTCCCGCATGGTTCGAAGTGGATCATGTCATCGCTTTAGAACATGGCGGTTCGAATCACGTCGATAATTTAGTTGCTTTATGTCGTGACTGCCATGGTAAAAAGACCGCGATGTCGTTTTTGTAATTCATCGCCTCCATTGAAGGTCATCCGTAATCGGATCGACATTATTATATCTTATAATTATAACTGATTGTTGTTATCATTATAACAAAGTATAAATGTTGCCCATGCCTCGAAGAAGACGCAGCGCCGTAATATCAGCTGCGGCAGCAGCAGCATCATCAGCAGTAGCATCATCAGCAGTAGGGCAAGGAGCAAAAAAACTAATAAACAAAGCAGTGAGTGGAGCGGAAGCAATACAGGTAGCAGTGGACACAATAGGAACAGGATTAGAAAAAGCAATGAAAAAAGGAAGATCGGCAAAAGCAGCAGTAGAAGAAGCAGCAGCAGCAACAAAGCAGAAGGTAGATGCTGAACGCGAAGCCGCACCTCAGGCGGTCGTAGCCGCCGTCGCCGCCGCCGTCACTAACGTGAACATACAAAACCCATCCGCCGACACCACGCCAACCGCAGATACGCTCCATATCAGCACACTATTGAATTATCTCCCCATCATCGTTCTCGTCATCATATTATTAATCGGGTTTGTATCATGGGATTTAATGACGGGTAATTGGCCGATTATTGTAACGCTGCTTCTTACATTTATTTACGTGGTGTATATGAATTATTTGACTCCGAGCAAGTTTTTTAAATTGAAAGATGGCGAACAAACGATTTTACCATCACCGCCTACTGATAAGTTTATTATAGGGGGAACTGGTTCAGACATGTTTATTCGGGTGGTTGTTCCGTTATTTTTAATTATTCTGGGTTTGGGGTTTGGATTTGGCAGTATTGCGGCATCTGACCCGAATAAAGTAAGCAATTACGACCTCACGCGAAGTATGATAATATTCGGGTCTATGTTTTTAGTTGGCGGGGTTATATACGCTGTAGTTCAAAAGTTTTTTAATGGCAAATCACTTTCAGAGTATATACATTACGTTGTCCTCTCTTTTATTATCGGTATTCCGTTGATTGTTCGCGGAAATGAAATCAACCAGAATATGGGTAAAGTAAAAGATGACCCATTATTGAGCGCGGAATCCAAGACAAAATTCGCAGAAAATAGTGCGGATTTGTTATTAGGATTCGGATTGTTTTTCCAGATTGCGTTTTTTATGGCGGTTGGTTATGTTTTTTGGAGGAATTCCAAAAATGAAAGAGATGATGCTTTAAAGGGACGCATCACGATGATAATTATCCTAAGTGTTATTATTGGAATACCCGCATCTGTATTTATGGCGGCTAGTCAAAAGAATACGGGTATTGCTGGAGCCCAAGATCTAACCAAATATGGTCAAAAAGTATTTTTAGTTCATGGTATTATCTGGTTCATCGTTTTGGCAGGGTTTTTGTTAACAATATTCGGACAAATAAAGCAATCGACCGTTCATAGTGTTTTACTTTTTAAGTATGCGTTGCCTATAATTGTAGCACTTGCTGGTTATTTTATTTTTCCAATCGTTTTTCAAACTACAAAGCTTAAAGAGCCAACCAAGGATGAAATTTTGAATATAGACGCAAAAGGAGATGGCGAATTCGCAAAAAGTGGATATTATCAACAACTCCGCGCAGAAGTAATAAAGGACTTACAAAAAAAAGACCCAAATACCGACCCGACTGCCGATAAGCAAAAACTAACAGATGCGATACAAGAGCGTCTTGATGAAGATAAAAAGAAATCATACACACCGACTAGTGCGTTGTTATGGATATTTTCGGTAATTTCGGTTATTATTGTCACAATTATGGCGATGGCGTTTAAAAGCAGGATAGACTTGGGGGATAGTGACGTTGAAAATCCATACAATGGTATTGATTCTGCGGTTAGAACCAAAATAATAGAGGATAAAATGCTTTCAGATGACTGGGATAAAATATTATCATCAAATGCTGGCGATAATTTCTTTGCGACATTAAAAATTAGGTTGGCCAAATGGTTTTCACTCGTCCCATTCTTATCTGTAATATTGATCATTATGTGGGTGAGCGTTCTTTTTACGAATGTCACTACCTCGCCGCAGACCAGCAATTGGATCGCCGGTAATTTTTCAGGCGATATGTTTCCACGCGTGAAAGAACTCATCGACGCATTTTTCATCGTCATTATTGCCGGTCTTTCATTATGTGCGATTTTATTGCTTCCGATTGTCAAGGAGATGAATGTTGGCGGCCTCGAGTCAATACTGAAATTCGCAGAGTCGATTCAGGTATGGCAGTTCAACGGGGTCGCAGCCCCTAACTTGTTAAATTGGGGGTTGGCTATTGTTGGATTTTTACTTGTATTCTTTGGCGGATTGTCATGGTGGTGGCATTATTTGAATGTAAAAAAACCAGAGGAAGAGAAAACAACCGGTGTTTCTTTACCCATCATTCCTGAAAATTGGGGATGGGCAATCGGATTTGTGGTTCTTCTCGCAATTTGTACGATACCAACCGGTTATCATATATTTTCTGATGGTATAAACGATGATTTTGCCAAAGAAAATGTGTTGAAACGTATGTTACGTCAAATTTTAACAACCATCTACCTTGTTCCATGGCTGATCATCGTTCTATTCCGTCTGGGCATATACTCACTCGCCTCTTTATCTGGTATTGATAGTATTGTCGCGAAACGCGACGAAACCCTCGACCTATTGAAATTCTGGAAATGGGATTCCAAAGTGACCGACCTTCGCATGTTTCAGACGGGTGATAAACTAACCCCAGCGAATGTTTCATCGGTGCCTGCCGTCGCCACCGATTCTGCTCCTGCCGCCGTCCCCATTAACGAAACCAAAGTAAGCGCAATCGGCAAGCTCATCAAAGTGATTTTACTCACGATATCATTCGTGATTATGATTCTCGCCGTCATTTACTACGTCTATAAGATTGACGCTGAATTCGTTAATAAAAGTGGAGGTGGCGCAGACGGAACGGCGTCTGGCGGAATTGCGGCACAGATGAATTCGCCTACCGCGCATACGATTTACGTGATTATGGCAATTGTCGCGGTAGCGGGTCTCGTCGCGTATATTCGGGATAAATTCACGAAGACCAACGCAAAGACGCCAGAGAATTACTTATTCGACGACCTGAAAACAGAAGACGCAACGAATCCGCTCCGACAGCTGGCATTCGGTGCTACGCATATTTTGTATGTCATATTGATGGTCATTGTTTGGATTTATGACCGCGAGATAGACGAGAAGAACCGACTGTCAATTACTGGAATGACCGTGCTCGGTGTCGCAATACTCTTTTTTCATTACGGATTAGAGTTTATCGATACGATGAATCCAGCTAAGCAGCCGCCTCCCTCTGTGCGCGACATCTTCACTAATATTCGCTTCATCATTAACACCGTTTTCTTCGTGATATTGTGCGTTCTTGCGTATTATAAACAGCACGGTGTCATGGTTGTATTGATACTCGCAATGTTCATCTTTCACCTCACGAAATCCGCAATCGGAATCAAGCTGCTTCATTTGCTGTGGTTGGGTATTATTTATATCCCGTGTCTCTTCCTCGACTTTATTCAGTCGTCGCAATTGGTAGTTGGTGATACGACGCGCCCCATATGGATTATCGTCGCAATCGAGATACTTCTTATTGCGATTTTATATGGCGGACCTTACCTCTTGAATTATATTGGCGCGTCGGCCTCGCAAATGGTCGCCGCTCCCGTAACACTCAATGATAAATACGATACGAACCTGAACACGCAGAGCCCGCAAATATTTATTTTCCATAATACGGGTATTGACCGTACACCGGAGGATAAAGCGGCCAATTGTCCTGCGGAAGAAAAGAAGCGCTATAATTACTCGATTTCAGGTTGGTTCTTATTGAACAATAATGTCACTTCTAGTAACAAAGATTTAGAGATATTTAATTTTGGCGATGTACCCAAGTTGACATACAATCCATCTACATCTGAACTGAAACTATATTGTAATACACTTGATATGACCGGCAATCCGAAGAAAGAACCCGAGATGATTTATAGTTCTAGGACAAACTACAATAGCGTCATCTCCGGAAAATCGGATGCCAAACAACGGCGTCTCAAGATGTTATTAGACAACGATGACGAACTTGACACGCCAATCCCTCTTCAAAGATGGAACTATTTCGTAGTGAATTACGACGGCAAAACGATGGACTTCTTTTTGAATACAAAACTTGTTGTTCGTAGTGATTTCATCATGCCGGATATTCAATTGAAACCGATTACCGTGGGTGATGGAACGGTCGATATTAAAACTCCTGCCAATACGTATAAGGGATTGAATGGTTCGATTTGTAATTTCGCATTTCACAGTACGCCACTTACGAAGGAGCAGATGCGATG